GTTCTCCGCCCCATACTGAAACTGACTGTATAGTGTCAGTATAAGCATTAGTTATCAAAATTTTATAGTCGTTAGCAGTAACAGCTCTTTGTTGTGTGGTGTAACTTCTAGGAGCATTTAATCTGATACTATCAATAGATTCTTTAAATTGGCCGCCTGATGATTTTGAGGTGACAAGAGTAACAGGTTTTGTTTCACCTGAAGCAGTTAGTGTTGAGTTGATAATAAATGATGAAGCATTATTAGCATCTGGTCCTTCCGTGACAAGATAGTCCACAGTGACAAGATTACCCGCCGTGAGCTTTTTACTAGTAACATCATCTCCAAAATATATTTGATATTTACCATCAGGATTTTCTTCTAAATAATATACTTTAGAATCAGATTTAACATCCAACAAAGAGTTACTCAAAGTATAGGAATCTATGGTAGATGTATACGTAGTTTCTTTCACCCTGACTCTAATTGTAGAAGTATCGATGTCATCATTGGGCAATACTAGAGGCTCTAATTCTTTTCCTGCTAAAATTGCAAACTTGTTTGTAATTCTAGTGCCTTCTTTAATTACTAGATTGTTGAATGTGAACGTGCCGTCAGCTGCCGAAACAGTAACCGCGTCTGAAGGATAAAAGTTATATGTGTCTCCTTCAATATTAGCAACAAACGGTGTATCTCTTGAAAGAGTAAAAATTGGATTGCTAGCTAAATATGACGCAGGAGGAGTAATGACTAAATTCACCGTACATGAAGATGCTATCTTGGAACGAGGAGTGTATCCAAGAGATTTTGCTATTGATACTACTGAGCTTCTTTTAATAGCAGTGTCAATAAAAGATTCATTCGCCAGCATATGTGCCAACATACCATTGTAATGGGTATTGTATGCAAGAGCATCTAAAAGTACAGCAAGTGCTGAACCTTCAAAATCGTAATCACTAAACTCGGCCTGAGCTGATAAATACGTTTTTAAGTTTTCTTTTATATTGTCAAAATCTAATTCTGTGACATTTAGCTGTGCCATTTATCTTAACCTTTCTAGCTCTAGTGATAATCGGTCAGGTTTGTTTACGTTTGTAGAATGAAAATTAATTGACACCGTGTAGGCATTTTGTTCATAATTTGGGTCAACATCTAAACTATCAATTATTGCTCTAGGCTCATACGTTTGAATCAATGTTTGTAGCTGTTTAGATATGACGTTTGCCATCATAGGTGTCATATTCTCAAATAACAATCCTCTTAAATTTCCCCCTTTCGTGGGATAAAACGGTCTTTCATAAAAGTTAGTAAGAATCAAAATTTTAAGTGCTTGTTTGACTGCATTTAAATCTGTTTTCTTAGACACACCTGTTTTAGAATTTGCGGTAAAATCTAAATCAAGGTCTTTATAAACCTTGGCTATAAGTGTTTTTGGTTGTATGCTATCTTCTATGGCCATAATTGTATTTATATCCGTTAGTCACCACCGAACCTAGGTTTTACAACATTTATGTATTTTTCTCCCGCTTCACGTTTTGCTCGGGCTACGTCTACTGTAAATTTCGGTTTTGGTATCTCAGGAAAGGTTCCGCCTCTTAGTATGTTTACTGCATCAATCTCAGGGAATGTGGTTGGCAGTCCTCTGAATATAACATCTGCACCTTCTAATTCAAAGTTTGGTATTTTTTTACATATTGTATCTAGGTCCAAAGCCCCTTGTTGTAATAAAGAAGGGAGATTATTTAAATCAATGTCTCCAAAGTTTAGACTGCCATACTTTGTTTTTATGTTTTCCAAATCATTTTTTAAATCATCTGCTGCCAATTTAGTGGTCAATAGTTTAGACGCAAGTTTTGTTACATCTGCTTGCAAGCTAACAGGAATTTTAGGCAAATCAATTTCAGGTATCATGCCTTTTACAGCATCTTTTACTTGAGAAGTAGCATCATCAACTATGGATTTGATGCCACCTATAGCACCACTTTGAATACTGCTGACAAGGCTATCTATCTCATTGTTAAGCCCGTCTACTTTTCCTGCTAATTTTTTAAGTCCGTCTGCTGGTCCGCAACTCATTTAAATTCTCCTATGATGGTGCATCAGTATCTACGCCGCCGCCTGTGTCATTACCATCATTCTGTGCGTGAGTATGATTTACAAGGCTAACGTCACTGCCGCCACCCAACACATCTGTGCTTGCATCTAGTGTACCCGTAACATTTGTATTCTGCTGTATATTTGTAACAGAAGCGGCCAGCGTTTGAGAACCAGATGCCGTAAATGCTTGAGTGCTTTCTGTAGATTCGAGCGTCATCGACCCTTTTGATTTTATCAAACTTTCACCGCCTGCGGTTGCTGTCAATCCTTCTTCGGCCGCCATTGAAAGTTTAGCACCTGTGCCTAATGATAAGTTGTCAACAGAAACTATATTATATGCTTCTGAAACCACAGTAGTCATTGAAGAATTGTGTGACTCTACAACCTTACCTGTTACAGTAGTAGTTTTTGTTTTGCCAACAGTATGTGTTTGCGCACCTGTAATAGTTTCACTATCATCTTTAGACACACGAGCAGATCTATTGCCATTTATCTGTGTGGCTGAGTCTGTTAATATTTCTGTCAAATCATTACCACCAATTTTTGTGACACGGTTTTTATGTATTGTATTATACTGGTTGCCTTCTACTTCTGTATACATATCACCTTTAACATATAATTTAGCATTGCCTCCGATTGTAACATCACAACTTCCTGCAATGTATACCTTTCTATTTTGTAAAGTGATTTCATATTCATCACCTACAATCTTAGTTATCTTTTTACCGTCAGCTTGTATTTCTTCAAAGGTTCCTGAGTTATGATAGTTATGAATTCTGCCATTACCGGGTGTATCATCTATCTCAAAAACATGACCTGTCTCTGTTTCCAATACATTGTTGTACGGATAAACAGAGGTTGTGCCTTCTTCAAAAGTGGGGACATTTCCAGGATCAGCGTATGTCCCGTCTTTAGTTGACCCAAAACGTGGATGAGGTTCTGCCCACGTTTCTCTATCATAAGTGGCGCCTGATATATCTTCACTAACAGACTCTACATGAGGAGCTGTAGCTCTAGGAATTTCAGCAAAATTTTCTCTTGATTCTCTTTTGTTAGTAAGTGTGATATGCTCTTCTGCTTTTTTACCTCTAGCAAGTCTAGAGGTATCAGGCTCGTTTAATGTATTGCGACCTTCTTGTTCACCATTAAGAGGATACACATGAAAAGGATCGTTGAATCCTACTTCATCTCTTTCTTCTCTCTCAACAGGATACCCCATATACGAACCAATAATTATTGGTTGTTGCTCATCATCACCGTCTGCCCAAAAACCTACGACAGTGCTTCCTTCTAATAAAGAAGGATTTTGTCCTATACCAGACATACCAGGAGAGAATACGGGCATAACACAAGTAGCCCAAGGCAAATCTGCACTAGGTAAAAGCTGTTTGTTAGCCGTGTGATAACCCAACACTCTAACTCTATATCTACCTAGCTGTTCAGGATCGGCTCTATCTTCTACTATGCCTATCCACCATTTAATTTTAGGTGCTATCATTTCTACTTCCCAAATCTTTCAACAAACCATTTTTAATTATTTCCGCACGTATAACGTGCCTTTCACTTGAAATTGTATGATGTATTGCTGATATTAAATAATTTCCTGATATTAAAGGATCAAAGACATCATCTATATCTGTTTCATCACCCAACTTAGTTTTTGCTGCAGGATAATTTATACTTATCAACATACCCACTTCAATGTCTGTTCTACCGGGTATTGTAACTTCAAATTTAAACTGATTAAAAGAATTTAAATACATTCTTCTAAATAAAACTTTATCTGAATGATCTTCTGAGGTAAGTCCGTAACCATTATAAAGACCAGAATTATATGAAACAAATTGTGTTTCTTTTGATGGTTGAATAAAAACATCTCCTGGAATAGGATTGCCTGAATCTGTTTTAGTAAATGCGGACAAACCTGTTCTAGCATCAAATAAAACTTCTGACATTTTTTTACTAAAAATATCATATCCACGCACAACACTACCATAGTATCCACTGTCCTGACCATCTATAATATCTAAAACTTTTGGTATTGAAATTTGTTCTATTCTTGTCATGGCAGATGGAAAGTTGTTTCCGTATTTTTTAGGATTGAATCTAGGAACACTATCAGGAACTAACTCATACACATATTCGTCAAAAACACCTGGACCAGTCCTCTGAAAATTTATCAAAGCCTCGAGGCTCGCAAAGTAAAATCCTTTGTTTGATTCATAAAACATCACCGTGCCCACGCTACCAGCATTGCCTCTAACTCTTTTTCCTATAAAACTTAAATTTTTTATAGGGCTCCAATAGCAAGTAGTATATGTTATTTCACTGGCATGGGGGGTATCATATATTATTAATTCTGAAAAGTCCTCACTATTCAATTTTCTTTTTGACTTTATTTTATCAAACATTTGAGTGGCTAATTCATCAGTATTCCCTGAAAATGTTTGTGACAATACTAATCCGTTATCCACATATGCCTCTAATGACATAAAATTTAAAGCATAGAATTGTGACCTATCATTGTTTAACTTTCTATCTGTGATAGAATAAATTTGAAAAGTTTTTTCAATTAAATTTGCAGGACTATCATCAAGTGTAGGTGTTCTAAACTTTACATAAAGTAACTCGGTTCCAATCATAGGAAGTTCTGTTATCACATTTGCCGAATCACTAATTACAACATCACCGTGTAAAGTGGGCGAGAATACATCTTCATAAAGATTGAATTCTATAAAAAAATTTGACATATCAAAAAGGGTTTCGCCTGCAAGTAGAGAAATTTCCTCTACAATCACATCACCCGCAAATTGTAAACTTTCTTCTTCCATTACCTGCCTGCTAGTGATTTATATGCTTTTATGAAATCCTTTAGGTATTCATTTTTTAATACAAGTTTTACCCTTTTCTTTTCATTTAGTTCAAACTCATATTGATAATTAGATATTCCTTCTATACTGCTGTCATTGGGATCGTAATCAACAATGAGTTTTTTACCTGATGATTGCCTATAGTGGTGAATCAAACCGGTTGAGTTTGCTCCATATTTGTTAATACATAGCTGCTCCAATTCTCTATCAGGAATAGGCCATTCATCAAAAGGATCAATAATTTCATTTACTAGATACAAAACCCAATGGTATCTAGTGTTTCCGTATATCTTATGTGATAAAATTTCAGCTGTTTCGCCATCTGATATTCGATAGCCTGTTAAAGCAGTCTTATTAACTTCTTTTCCTTTTATGCCTATTCTTTTAAAAATGTCCTTAACAACAACATTTTTTGAATCGTAGGGATAAACAATATTAGTAAGTGACTTAAAATACATTAGAAGCTATCCGTATAATTTAGACCAATTCGGTCATTAGTAAGAATTTCTGTTTCTGCAAATGATAGATCTAGGTTAATAAATGCAGGAGCGCCTTGTGTACCCTTAATAGTAATAAAGTCTTGATTGCCATAAGTCACTTTCATATTTTCTAAAACACAGGAACCTATTTTACTTAAATAGGTATTTCTATTTGTTTTAGAAAAACCTGCGGCTGCAGCAGCTTGTTGATCTTGTTCAGTATTATACCTGTATTCGATTTGAAACTCAGAAGGATATATCAAAAACAACCTATCAGGGCTTCTTTCTGGGTGCATATGATACTTAAATAGCTGTATAATTTGCATGACTTGTTCATGCTCTGCTTTATTTTTTGGCGCAAATTGATAACTAAATTGATGCTTTCTGAATTCCATATTTTGAAATAACTGCTCTCTATACGGATTTGCTACTTTCTTTGAAGCGGCTTGTATACCAGCGCCAACATTGGTATTCAATCCAAGGGCTTCCGGTACGGAGGCTGCTGCTGTAATTGCCCCTCTAGCTAAAAGTTCAAGTGCTCTACCCTTGCCGGTTTTCAAAATTTCCATTGCACCGCCTTCCTCGCCAGCAAAAGCTCCTAGAGCTCCTACATCCTCTTGGTCGTAAGAAGCAGTATAGCCAGTTATAGGTGGTGCTTGAGTTACCAACTCAATAGCTGACAAAAGTCTTACTTGTGTGCTCGTATCTGCTAAAACTCCTCCTAATACTCCTACACCTAGACCTGCAACAGTAGATTCT